AAAAGAGCATTAATGAAGCCGTTAAAAATAAGAGATCAGCAAAAATGCTATCTGAAATGAGAAAAGTACTCGCAGTAGATGCAGCTTTACAGAAAGATGCAATAAAAAATGCCATAGTTGATGGTAAATCTAGAATTGATGAGTCTACAGCGAAAGTTAACGAAGTCAGCGCTGCTGCTGAAAGGTTAGCTAAAGAAAATGCAAGATTGAAATCTCAGTTAACACTTGAACAGAAATGTTCTGAATTATCTGAAGATAAAGCTGCATTTTGTAAGAAAGTTCTTACAGGTAAATCTGCTAAGTTTATTACTGAGAACTTTGATTACACATTGAAGATGTTTGATAAGAGTCATGAATAACATCTTGAAGTTTTGCACGAGCAAGCAAAAAGACAGAATGTCAGCAAAGATGTTGATAGGCCAGCTACAGTAATTACTGAGTCTACCAAGCAATCTAAAGATGGTGACAATCCGTATTTTAATGCTTACATGGGCGAACTTAGTAAGTACTAAACTCATTACTCGTTACTTATTACCTTATATTAATTTTCAGCGCTCTTGGTAGAGTGCTCTTAAACCCGTATAGTAAAAATTATGAATACTAATACTATTAGACCGACACAGGCCTATATTGATGGAAATAGGGCAAAGTCATTGTTGGAAAAGTGGGGTCCAGTTTTGGATTACTCTTCTGATAATGTCAGACCCCTAGATGACGACCATAGTCGTCTTAACACAGCCATGCTTTTGGAAAACCAAGAGCAGTGGTGTTTGAACGAAGCAAACGTTGCTGGTGGATCTGGATCCGCGTTTAGTAACGGTAGCGTTAACATTGGTGCATCCCAATCAGGTGAAATCAACAATAGCTATGCTGTTGGTGATACTTATGCACGTGGTGATTACCGATTGCCTAAGATCTTGATTCCTATGATCCGTCGTACGTTCCCTGAGTTGATTACCAACGAAATTGTTGGTGTTCAGCCTATGAGTGGACCCGTTGGATTGGCATTCGCATTACGTTATAAGTATGACACTGATGCATTAGGACATGCCGGACCTGATGGACGTCCTACACAGCTTTACAACAGTGCTAACATTGCTGGTGTACAGGGACCATTGTCTGCTTACAATACTGCTCTCGATCCTAACGGAAATGCTGGGCAGAACACAAATGGTAAAGAATTGGGTTACCAGTTCTTGGATACACGATTCACAGGTACATCTTCTAACAGATTATCTGGTAACAGTGATTTCGCATTTGTTTCTCAAGATCAAGGTGTTGCAAAACTCCTTGCTAACTTTGAGTTGACTGGACGTATTCCTCAGGTCGTTGTTAGCTTTGAGAAAACAGCTGTTGAAGCTGGTACTCGTAGATTGGCCGCTCGTTGGTCAGTTGAATTAGAGCAGGATCTTAAGAACATGAACGGTATTGATATCGATACTGAACTCACAAACGCTATGTCTTATGAGTTACAGGCCGAAATTGACCGTGAAATGCTTATGAGAATGGTTCAAGTTGCTCTTAATGCAGGAACCGGAATTGGTTACTCTCTATGGGCTCCTCAGTCTGCTGACGGTCGCTGGTTAGTTGAACGTAACAGAGACTTCTATCAGAGAATCATTATCGAAGCAAACAGAATTGCTATCAGAAACAGACGTGGTGCTGCTAACTTTATTGTTTCCACACCTCGTGTTGCAGCTATCCTTGAGATGTTGCCTGAATTCCAGTGGGTACCCGTTCAGGGTAATGTTAACACACAGCCCGTTGGTGTTGCTAAAGTTGGTAACCTCGGTGGTCGCTTCAATGTTTATCGTGACACCCGCACAGAAGCTCAGTACGAGCAGAATGCAGGTTACATCACACAGCCTGACCAGGGTTCTTATACACCTGCAACTGCTCGTTCAACACGTGTTGAGTATGCATTGCTTGGTTATAAAGGTCCTGAGTTTTACGACACTGGTATCATCTACTGTCCTTACATTCCTGTTATGGTTCAGAGAACAATTGGTCCTAACGACTTCGCTCCGAGAGTCGGCTTGTTAACCCGTTATGGTGTTGTTGACAACATCTTCGGTGCTAACTTGTACTACCACGTTATCATTGTTAAGAATCTTGGCGATGCATTTACGCCAGGTTCTCAGGCAGTATACTTCTAATCGAAATATACAATTATTAATCATAGCTCGGCCGAAAGGCCGAGCTTTTTTGTTGGAGAACAATAAATATATACATGGCAAGTCTTGATTCAACTCCAGCATTCGATTTAGGGTGTTATGACAAAACAAAAATTTACGGAGCTCCTCCTTCTCCAAATCTTTCAGCTTCTTATGATGCACCTGGTAATACCGATGCAGTGGTACTAACAACTGCAGGTACCTATAATGGTCATCAAGTAATTGGTGTTATTTTTGATGACCCTGGTTCGTATGCGGGTAACCAAACCGTTACTGTTACTGATCCTGGTGCCGGTACTAACACTGTATTTGATACAAAATTTGACGATACTCCAGGACCTGTTAGTTTTGCATTGATTTGTGACGATGGATTTGCTGTAAGATTTACATTAGCAAGTAGTGTAGTAACCGTTTCTTTTGCAGACGTTGGAGCCGCTGTTGGTCCTAACCATGCAAGAAGAAGAATATTAGGTTACGTTTAATTTACCTAGGTAATACGAGACGACGCGCTCTATCCGCTACGCATGCAAAAAAAATGGCCCGGGATTCGAACCCTCGGGCCATTTTACTTTATGGAACACGAACTACTGTCGAGGTCGTTTAGGAAAGATCTTACCTATGTCGTATGTAATTTCATTATATAAATGCTCATGAGAGCACCTATGAGGATTAATGTCCCAGCCACCGCGTCTAACATATAAACACTTAACTACTAACTCTTCGGGAGAGAAAGTATCCCAAAGTCTCTTATATATACATTCACAGATCTCTTCATGAAAATGACATTCGTCACGAAATGAAACGATATATTTCAGTAGACTATCATTAGTCGGTAATTTATTACCTTTAATACTAATGAAAACATCACCCCAATCTGGTTGAGATGTAACTCTGCAGTTTGATTTCAACAAACCAGAAATGTATTGCCTTGTATGTACATCACTATGTTCTTCTACTTGAAGCAATTCAGGTGTTTCTGAATAGGTATCAAATACAATATCTTCACTAACTTCAGCATCAAGTTGAGTAACGTTTTCGAAGTTAAGATAATCTTCAATCATCATATCGTCATAAAATAATTGAACACTTACGTTAGTTTCAAGTAGTTCAGACAAGTCTTCGATTGCTTTCTTCTCTACTTCACCCATAACTTCTTGTACTGTATTACCAAGCTTGGTCATGTTGAAACTATTCCAATAAAGCTTCATAGACTTTGACTCTACAATGTACTTACTATTACATGGATAAATTACTTTTGCAATTGCAGCTATAGGTCTACCATTATTTGTTAATGCAGAAACCTCGTAACCATTCCATACATCATAACCCACAAAAGGTAGATTATCGTCCTCAATTCCAAGATAAGTTCGATTACTTTGTCTTGGCTCTCTCACTAACAAACTTGGATCGTATTGTGACTTATAATCACTAGACTTACCAAGATGTGTACTAATGTTTGTATTATCTAACTGTTCCATAAAATCTCTTGTTCACTAAGTTTAGGTCTTTTATTATGCTTAAGTTTGTTATGAATTATCTTTACTCTTTCTTCTACTGAACCTTTTAATCTAACTACTTGATTAAGATCAAACATACCAATATAGGCTTCAAATAAGTTACAAACTATTTCATGATCTTTTTTAGACATTTTCCTGTCTTTATCATCAGTATATTCAACTGGCTCACAATAAAATAAAACATTTATTTTATCTTTAATATCCATAAAAATTTTACTTGCATACTGTAATATATTTTTATGAATTCTACCTGTATTAGCTAACCATTCAGTATATACAATACCATCTAAAACACACCTATCAGTTATGAACGTCTTAGTATTAGTTTTAGTATTAAACTTAACATAATTACTATGATGAATATCCATCACAGCTATCTGAGTTTCATCACTACCCTTTTCATTGATCTGCATACCTTTAGACTTTAAAGACCTTGTATGAGATTCTACTAGATAATAATCTTTAAAAAAATCATCCCAGTTTATAGTACTAACCAAAGTAGTTTTACCAGAACAACTCGGCCCTGATAAACTTATAAATTTTTTATTTGATCGTTTTTCGCTAACCATTTTATTTCCCCTGGCCAATATCTATGATTATATGATGTTCTTTTAATTTCAACATAATCGTTTGAAGTATCAATTACTGAATACACTTGACTTGATTCATCTATACAATAGGATCTATATCCCACATATTGTGTACATTGCCATTTAGCTAAAACAGTATGACCATACATTTGATTGTAAATAAAGTCCTCTGATTGAGCAAAGAAAGGAATCTCTCTCCTTACTTCTTTATTCCAAAATGAACCACCATAACCTAAAATATCTGAAGTTGTTTTATTTTCTTCGTAAAGATTTTGTATATGTAAATTTAAATTACCGTCATGTTCTTCTTGATCAAAAATACCATCACTTAAAATTCCTGAATGAGAAAACAACCACTTATCAACAATATAGGTCCATTCGAATTTTTCCCATGCATCAGCAGAGATTATTTCATTAATAGCATCAAATTTTTCTTGTTCAAATGAACCAATACATCTTAAAGCAGGATGGTTAATAATATAATGCAAATCATGATTACCAATTAGAAATTTAAATTTATCATTATTAATATATTCATTAATAAACAACGCAACTTCTCTATTTTGTTCAGTTGTATCATTGTAATCATCAAAATAATCACCTAAAAAAATAAACTGATCTACATTATCATTTTCTTTTTCAATAATTTCATCTGCTACAAAAGTTTTAGTATGTAGGTCTGGTATAACACATAATCGCATAATAATATTATAATGTAACTATCCATTAATTCAAGTTTTATAATTTAAATATACTACTAAATATTAATGTGGCTTCATTCGATCAAATAAAATCTGCAGCTGCAAATAAAGCAAAAGGAATCGCCGGTGGTATTGCTGGTGGTATTGCTAGTGGTATTGCTGGAGCAATAAGTGGTATAACGGGTGCAGCAGCTTTATTTGCAGGTTCAGTTGGGGCAGCAGTAGGTGGTGTCGCCGGTGGTTTAAAAAATATATTTCAAAAAGGAGTAGCTATTAAAGATTCCATTAAAAGTAATTTTACTGGAGATGTAACTGCTTTAAAACCCCCATCGTTGACGTCACCTACGGATAATTTAACTGGGTTAACTTCAGGTGCCAATGTTAAAGGTGCTAAAGATGCATTAGGTAATTTAGTTCAAAAATCCCAACCTGCTGCTAAACAAAATATTTTAAAAAGAGCAGCTAAAAATATAAAAGATATTGTAAAATGTATTACTGATAAAATAAAAGGTTTGATAGGAGATTTTTTAGGAGGTTTACCTACATTAGATGACTTGATACCATCTTTTGATGAAATAGGATCTGCATTTAAAGATGCTTTTAATAATATTAAAAACACTATTAAAGGTGCAATAGCGGAAGTAAAGGACGCTTATAACTTAAAAAAGTTAGGAAAATTAGAACAGTTTGAATTAGGAAAATTAAACCTAAAAAAATTATTAGGATGTGAAGGAGTTTCAACAACTTTTACTAAAAAAGATAGAAGAGATTATAATCAAGACCCTAAAGTTATTGAAAATGTTATAAAAAAAGAAACTATAGTTAGTGAAGAAGCATTAGCTCAGGAATCTATTGCTTTATTAGATGATAGAGTAGAAAATCAAACAATTGATAGTGAAATAGAAAGACCAGTTTTAACTCCTTTAAAATCATCTCAAAAAGAAATATCTACTTTAACTAAAGTTGAACTTATACCAGAAGGCACCCCTTTCTTTTATCAAACATTTGCAAATTCTCCTTCTTATGCAACTGCAAAAAAAGACCCTGATTATAATTTTATATATTATAATTCAGAACCAATTGAGCTGAATAAAAACAAAGCTGAAAAAATGTCAGATACTTTTTTACAGTTATATAAACTTTTTAACAAAGACGAATTACAAACTAACAACGTTTTTGAAGACCCGGAAGTTATGAAATCGCCTTGGAACGATTTCGTTAATGTTAGAAATGTAGTAAACAATACTAAAATTCCTAATTGGTTAGAAGAAGGTCCATTTGCTCCTGGTCAAAAAAACGGTGGTATAAATGATATATTATGTAATAGTGTTTTTAGTGGGGTATTAGCTACAGATGGTAACACGGGTAGTATTAAGGTAAGTACAGAATTTTTAACAAAGTTAGAATGGGAAGTCGATAAAATTGAAGATTTTCCTAATGATAAAATTTTAAAAGTACATTGGAAATTATCTTCTGACTCTAGAAAAATTATAAACAAAGGAGGATTAGCTTACAATCAAATAGGTACATATATTACTTCAGGTACTAAATTTCCCGGACAACTTGTTAATTTTAAATCCCCAACTAGTTGGGGATATGAAACAACTGGTATTGATTTTAAAAATCCTTATGGTAGTTTTTATTTACCAAATTTTATAGATGTAGGTTTAGCTAAATCTAAAAACAAAAAACCTTATATTGCAAAATATGTACCGCTATATTCTTTTTACTTTGCATCTGTCAGTGACGTATTTACAGTTGGGGGCGCTTTAAATGATTCTGGGTACCCAATTTCATATATGCAAGATTATAGTAGAAGATTTGAAAAACTATCAAAACAAATTTCAAAGGATTTTTTAAACACTTACAAATGAAAAAATATAACGGTAATTATTTAGGAATTGTGATACAGAACGACGATCCTCAAGGTAGAGGTCGAGTTAAAATTTTTGTTCCTCACATATCACCAACCGTATATAAAAACTGGAATGAAGTACCTAAAGATAAAAAATTTAAATTTTTAGGCGGTAATATTAACAGCGACTTAAATGAAATTTATGAAGATTTAAAGATGTTATTACCATGGAGTATGTGCGCTTCTCCAATTACAGGTGAAATGAGTAGTGGTAGATTTAATGCTACTGAAAATTATGCATCTATATCAGATAGTAGTTATTCCGGTATATCCGGGTTCCAAGCAACTGAATTTGAAACTAACGATAATTTAACATCAGGTCAACAAAATAATGACGGTGTAGGAGAAAAGGAAGGTAATATATATGAAAAATATAGATTTAGAATCAATGATGCATTTGATCAATCAATTATTAATAACAATAATAATGTTAACTTGTTTAGTTACGAGTATGCCCCTAGTGTATATTCGAATAAAGCAAAGGGTGCATTTGCAGTTCCATCTGTTGGGTCGCACGTTTGGGTATTTTTCCATAATGGTGATCCTCTTTTTCCTGTATATTTTGCTGCTAGTTATGGTCAAGGTGATTGGTTAGGCATTTATGGAGGTAATAAAGGTTATGATTACCCAGGGTCATTCGAAAATGTAAGTTTATCTGCAAATAATGTTAATCAGCAAGATATAGATTATTATAAAAACAAATATGTTATAAATCAAAAAGGTGGTACTTTAGAATTTATAAATTCAGATAATAGAGAAAGTATAAAAATTTCAGGGTATAATGGATCATTTAAACAATTTGCTAGAGAAACGAGTGTAGAACTTGCAACTCATAATGATCAAAAATTAGTTCAATTAAATCAATTTGATACAGTAAAAGGATTTAGAAATTTATATACAGGGAGAGATTCTGATTATATAGTTAAGGGGGACTATTATCAAAAGATAGGTAATTTTAATTTAGAATCATTTCAAGAATGGCATGAAATAGTTGCAGGTATTGCTAATGTAAAACAGCTCTTTGAAATTCAAAGAGCAGAAGCAATAACAAATGAAAAATATATAAAACCAACTTCAACATTACAAACTAAAGTTGGAACACCAGCTGTTTGTCCTGTATGTCTAGGCTCAGGGGGTAACATATATGTTTCTCCTAACGGTTCTTCTGCGTTTTATGGTGGTAGAATATCAGTAAAAAGTCTTACAAATGAAATTTCTTTATATGCTCCTGTTAGTTTCGGATTCGGCAAACCAGCGGCCCCTATAGCATTTCCTCCTATATTTAGATGTCCTACTTGCGTGGGTACTGGAGTTAGTCCTAGCTCTCAAGACGGTATCTGGAACCCTGAAGTGAGAAAACAATTTAATAATTTTCAAACATTATATACAGATAACATTACTAAGTTAGCTGAAATTGAAGAAAAAATGGGTCTTGGAGGTAATCATATTATCGATGTTACTAAAAACAAAGTAGAAACTATTGGATTAGTAATGAATGACTACGGTAGTTTTAGAATCGATAAAGTAGGAAAGATTACAAATGATGCAGTTGAGATAGATTCATTCGGTGTTTATCCTAGACAAAAAGAAAGTCCTATGTTGGAATATGTACACGTGGATGATCTGCCTGGTGGTACTTATACTTTAAACGTAGCAAATAGATACAATGTTCAAGTAGGTGCAGGTGGTTTGTCATTAAAGTCTTACGGTAGGGTAGACGTATCAGGTACTATAACTAATGTTGGAGGCCAACAGGTAAATATTGCATCTGAAAATGAAATAAACATTGACGGTGGAGAAAGATTATCATTAGAAGCAAATATAGTTTCAATTAAAAATAAACAAAGTGGTCAGGTTTTAATTGATAGTAGTTTAGGTGTTAATGGTAATATGATAGTAAGAGGCGGTTTACATGTTGAAGGCGAGTTATCTTTAAACCATGTTACTGCTCCTTGTGAATTCCAAGAAACTGAAATGACTAAATTGTTTGGTAAATTATTGCAAGGGTTAGAATTTAATGCTTACATTAGTAATACTTTGAGTAATACCCCAACAGGTGCTGTAACTGATGCAACTGAAGTTGGTGGTCAGTGTACTATTACAGTAACTAATGATAGTAATGATGATAAGGTAAGAATGTATGACCATTCTCACATATTTAGAAATCTACCTTTAACGTTAAAAAATTCGAATCAACAAGTTAGAGATGCAGTTCAGGCTAATAATACAACCACTTTAAATATAGCTAATCCAATTGTTAATGAAAAGAAAAGAACAACGCCTACTTAAGAGCTTCTAAAAATTCTTTCATATACTTTTCGGAATCTTTAAACGAATCATCATAAACATCCAAACCAGGGGACTGGTGAATAATATTAATATCAAGTGTACCGAGTGTTAATCCTGCAAGCTTACAATCGATACAAAACTTAATATCATAATGATGAAAGCCTTTTATGTTTTCATCAAATTTAATTTCTTTCTCAAATAATGTTTTAGGTTTTACTGCAAAATAAACACCATCGAGAATAGCTACCTCTTTAGGTCTTACTCCAAAGACAGTAGGAAATACAAAGTCTTTTATTTCATGATGTGGGTGAAAAACAATACCACTATGTGTTTTTCTATCAGTCATTAAATGCCAAAGTATAGGGGTACCAGATTTTATTCTACTACCCCCTGCTACACCCACCACATCATATGTTTGTAACCCCGTAAGAGTTCTATCAACGAAATTATTTGAGTCAATTGTCACATCATCGTGACAGAAAATAATAGTATCGTACTTGTCACCCTCTGCATCTAAAATCTCATTATAAACTTGACACAAACCTTTTTTATTATCAGTTTTAATAATAAGGTCAATATCTTCTACATGATCTTCAAGACTTTTAAAAAGATGAGTTTCAGTTTCATCTTTTTTAGATGTTGCTGATGCAATTAAAACTTTACTACTCATTACTTTTTTCTGTTGGAGTACCACTATAATGTTTTTCAACTATTGCAATCATATCTTCAATATCTTTTAATTCTTGCAATTTATTTTTTACTTCTTTAACTATGTTAGAGTGTTCTCCAATACCTACAGGCTGGCTAAGATAAATCTGAATTTCAGATAAAACTTGCAATCGTTTACCGATATATTCTTGTCTAATACCTGTAACAATATTTGAACCAATTATATTTTTTTCTTCCTCCATAAAAATATTTTATCTATCAACTAAGCTTTTCCAGTCATATAAAGGTGATTGATAATTTGATAATACGGTTGTTGACCACCCAGGCAAAGATGAATATAAACGTTTACCTTTATCTTTAAGAGATAAAAATCTCAAATGATCTAACGAACCTTGATGACCTCTATTACTAAAATCATAATGTATATCAAAATCTTCTTTTAGAGTTTTAATGCTACAAGCGAACGTATCAGTCGTTGAAGGGACTTCTTTCCAAAAAATAGATTTTGTTAATCTTACATTACTTTTATAATTTTTATACTCACCTTTATATTTGTCTGGGTGATCATATAAAGTAACGTAATCAAATTCTTTTAAACCTTCTAACAAAATTTTATCCCAATTTTGTCTATGAAGATAATCATCTTCTACAAAGTATACATACTTTGATTTTAACAATTTAGCATATTCTATTGAACGTAAATAACTTTTAGCTCCTGTACCTCCATTTATATTAATTACAGGAATTTTAAAATCATTTACATAATGATCTGGTTTTTGAATACCATCGAACAAAATTTTAAAATCTAAATCTATTTCATCAGATTTTGTATCAATTAAATTTTGAAGACACTTTTTTCTATTAAACCATCTAGGCCTATCTTTTCCCACACTTATATTACTAAAATTGCAATGACGAGATAATACTGTTATCAAGGGTATGGCCATATGTATTCTAAATTATCTTCCTCTTCTGGCCAAATATTTTTGTACCACTCGGGTTGTTTCTGAATTAACATACTTCTATGTGATTTATGAATATCTGTTCTTCCTAACCATTCGGGATATAAATGGTCATTTTTTTCTACATAATGAGCAGCAATTTTTTCGAAACACGTATCTTTATAACCTCGTTCCTTCCAAGCAATACAAACATCCAAACCATATTCTACTAATGCATTAGAATAATCATGGTTATCTTTAAGGTACCACATTTTTCTACATGGGTGATTTTTCCACCCTTTGTATGGTCTATCCTCTTTTGAAGCTTTGATAGAGTTTAACAACTGCAAAACTTCTACGCGTTGTTTACCTAACCGTTTTTGATCTAAAACTTTAGCACTTTTGTAAAAGTTTTTGTATGGTAAGAATGTTTGCATTACTTTATTATATCACTCTGCCGCAAATTCCCTCATGTCTAACATAGTAGGGTCTCTATCGTCGTAATGTTTAATGTGAAGATGACCATGATTAACGTCAAAATACTTTTTTCTACTACAATGTGATTTTTCATTGTAATTATAGTACGATTTTACCCCTGTTAAATGCATTGCGAAAGCTAACTCATCAGCTATACCTGTAGTAAAACCAGGGTGTGAGTAAGTTTCAGCACACAAATTATCTAAATGATAAAGATACGTTTCAAACTCTTCCGATGAATTAAATTTAAACATTGCAACAGGGTCGTCACCAACAGGTATAACTTTTGCATCTTCTGAGTTACCAATATATTTTTCGTATAAATAAACTGCTTTATTATCATTATTTTTTATTTTTTTGTCTAAAGTAGTACCACCCATATCCCAGTATAACCCATGTATAAAATGATTTGAAACATTTTCTTCATTTACTTCATCAGTAAATGTAATATCAGTTTGTAAGTGTACAACTTTAAGATAACCAGCTAATCGAGCTTCTCTTAACCCAAATCTAGTAGCTTGTAAAATTTCACAAAAACCACCTATATGATCATAACTTTTTACAAAATTAGTATTTGTGTAAGTTTTAATATCAATTACTTTTAAATTAGGGTGACTTTTAACTCTACTAGGATTAGTAGTAACGCAAATAAATTGCGTGTTAGGTAAAGCTTTACGCAATTTTGCAAATCTTCTGTTATATTCATCGATATATTCATCGTGAATAGCAGTAGTTTCAATACAAAAATCTGTCATCGCCCTTGACCTCGATACGGTTTACTATAATTTTTGCTATTTTTATGTTTACTCATTTTCTTAGAGTGTTGACCCTTACGATTTACGAGTTTTCCGAATACGATTTTTCTTTTTTCTTTTATTCCTTTTGCCATAAATTTTATCCCCAGTTGATGTTATCATAATTTTGTGAGTAGACAGACATGTTATGTCGAGGTTTGTCACCCTTACCAGCATTTCGGTTTTCTGACTGCATATTCGAAGAAGGAGCTTTCGATTTTGCAGCCGGGACCGACGTTTTATTAATTTTGGAGTATGGAATTTTATCGCTCATAAAATTATGGTACGCCTACTTGGAATCGAACCAAGAATACAAGCTTAGAAGGCTAGGGTTATATCCGTTTAACTATAGGCGCGTTAAATCTTTTCAATTATTATATCAGTCAGCCGAAGAAGATCAATACCATCTTCTTTTCTATAATCTTCTTTATAAACTAGTCTAGTAATTCCTGATTGAATTATTAACTTAGCACATTCAAAACAGGGAGAGCAAGTGAGATACATGGTAGAACCAATGCTACTGTTAGTTGAACGTGCTATTTTCATTAAAGCATTGCTCTCTGCATGCAATACTTCAGGTTTTGTTACATCATTAACTTCACAACGGTTATTAAAACCAGAAGGGGTACCATTGAACCCATTAGAGATCACCTGACCATCTTTAACAATGATACACCCTACCTTTCGACGTTTAGCTTTGCTTAAATTAGCAAAAACATACGCCATTTCTAAAAAGGTATTATCTAGTTCTAGCTGTTTAGCCATTCAATTAGTTTCGGTTTAGGTACAAACCCTATTTTCATTTTACCACTAGCGTCTTCTTTGTTAGTAAAATGCATTAATGTTGGGATTCCTCTAATACCAAATTTTGTAGCAAGATCTTGGGCTTCATCTATATTAACTTTACAAAAAAGAATTTCAGGCATTTCTTCACTCAATCCTTCGAGTACGGGAGTAACCATTTTACAAGGACCACACCAAGGAGCCCAAAAATCTAAAAGTACGTTAGCGTATTCTTTTCTAATATTATCTAGTTCTTCGATTGTTGTTATTTCTTTCATATGTTAAAATAGGTACAATTTC